CTGGTTGCGTCCACGTCGAACAGCTTGGCGCCCTCGCGCCTGTCGCGCACGGTGAGCACTGCCTCCGCAGCGTCGAACGGCTCGCCGTCCGTGCCGTCCACCGTCATGGTGACGGTGAGGGACTCCGTGTCGCCACGCGTCATCGCGAGGTCGTAGCCGTAGTCGGTTTGCGTCGCGATCATTGCGCCACCTCCACTTCGTGTCGGTAGGTCTGGGAGCCGAGAACCGCGCCCTCGTCGTCCATCACAACAGCCGAGTGCTTCGGCACGGTGGACACGGCTGCGGACGCGAGCACCGCGTGGTACTTGGATTCCGCCTCAAAGCGCGAGTCGTGCGCCGTCACGATGTTGGCCACCGCGCCGTCAGCGCCGACCTGCAGCTCTATTACGATGTATTTCATGATTCATCACCCAATCTTCGTGGCTTCGAACTGCCCCGAGCACGAGAGCGTCTCGCCGCTGTTCTGGTAGCCGATGAGGTACACGGTGGTCTGGCTGGCCAGCGACAGGCACCGCGACGTGGAGCAGCGCGTGAGGGCGCCCGTCACGGCGTCCTGCACGACCGTGGAGATGACGTTGGCCGAGTCGCCGCTGACCGTGGAGATTTTCGCCGCCCTGCGCCCGGTCGCGTTAACTGGGAAGGCGACCTGCCCGCACAGCATCCAGATGCCAGCGGGAAGCGACAGAGATACGATGTCCGTGTTGGTTCCGCTCGCCGCGTTTATGCCAGACGTGGACTTCGGCTCCACGCCGCCTATCGCCGAGCTGACGGACGGCTGGCTGTAGCTCGTGCCGCCGCTGCCGCCCAGGCTGGCGAACTTGGTGGAGATGGACTGCTGCGCGTTGCTTATCTGCACGACGTTGTTGCGCTCGTCGAGCAAGTCCCTGTCCATCGCGACGATGCGGGACTCGAACCGAAGACCGCCCTCGAAGCCCTCGTCCACGACGTACACATTGTCGCCGAGCTGCAAATCGAGGTAGCCGTCGTCCGTGCCGTCCTCGCGAACCGCCCTGTAGGCGTCCACGGTGTAGGAGACCTTCGGCGTGCAGTAGTCCGCGATGACGCCCTGCGCCCACGCCAGCAACTCCTCGGGCGTCTCGCATTTCGAGTTCTCGATTTTGAGCGTCGGGTAGAGCGTCGTGCCGTCCGGGTTCTTCAGCAGCGCCTCGTTGAGCATGCCGCTGTACGTGAGGTAGTCGTCGCCCCCGTTGACGCTCGCGATGGTTATCTTGCGCCCGTAGCCGCCGCCCTCGGTCTGCTCGCCTTTGCCGCGTGGCGTGACGCGGCAGTAGTACGGCGTGTCATCGACCTTTCGAGTGATGGACGAGATGTTCGCGCCGAAGTCGAAGCGGTACACGGCGTCCTCGTCGCCGAGGTGCGAGCTGATGTCGACGTAGCGAAAGGTCACCACGCCCGTGGTCGAGTTGACCACGATTCGCACGTCTATCTCGCAGTCCCAATTCTCCGCGAGCACGGACAGCGCGTCCCACGCCGAGCGGTCGTACATGGACGCCCCGCCCTTCGTGGATATGCTGACCGTGCCAATATTCCACCTTGTCTGGCTGGACAGCACCGCCGCTAGCCCCCAGAGCGCGGTCACGGGCGATTGCACGCCGGGCATGGCGCTCACGATGATACCCTGCAAGTCCTCTTGCAGCGACCAGACGCAGTAGTACGTGTAGAGCACCACGTTGCCGATGTGGTGGTCGCTGTCGATTCCCGCGACGGCGTACTCGTGCCACTTCTCCACGCCGCGACGCCCCACAGTCTTGAAGACGAGCCTGCAGCCCTTGTCCAGTTTCTGAGTGGTGACCAGCGTGAGCGAGTGCTCGCCGTTGATTTCCTCGTGCAGCTTGGCGCTGACGACCTGGCTCTCCTGGATTTCGCAAATCGGGGCGTTCGTGCGCGAGTAAGCGAAGATGCGTAGCATCAGTACCACCTGTCCCGCCACTTGACAGTGAAGCTGTTGCCACCGCCTATGCGGTATATCTTGTGCGTGCCAGGCTCGAACGTGAACCACGTGCTGTTCAGGCTCAGCATCGACTGTGTGCCGCCGTACGTCGCCGTGCGGTTCACGCTGTCAATCACCACGCGGGTGGTGGAGCTTGAGCTGGTCGCCGTCTCGCCGATGTAGGCGCTCATCTTGTCGGCGCTCGCGACCGACGATTCCGCTCGGACTTCCCACCAGTGGGAAGACGTGTAGGCGTCGCCGCATTCCACCACCACGCCAGTCGGGGCGGTGCCGCCCACGGTGAACTGGGTATATGTGAGGTTCGCCGCGCTGAACGCCTCGTGTTCCTCCACGGAGTATGCAACGGGGTCTGTAAGCGTGAAGGTTATCGGCGCGTACTCGCCGTCGATGCCGCGCTGCAGCTCCAACGCGCCCTGCGGCACCGCAAGGTAGTAGCGGTCTGGCGTGTCTGGCAGTATGAGCCGCTTCGGGCTGTCCACCGCCAGCCATGCGCCCAGCGTGGAGAACGCGTTCCTGCGCTCGGCAGCCGTGCCCGTGGCCGCAATCGTGAACGTGACCGTTGACGTGCCGTAGCGCGAGCCGATGAAGGCCGCGCCGTTTCTGGCCGACACGTCCATCAGCTCTGGCTGCGAGTTGAGGATGGACAGCTTCGGGTCGCCGCACGTGAACAGCGACTCCAAGTCGTGGCCGTCGTAGCTCAGCGTCATGCCCTGCCTCCTGCCAACTGTCGGTTGATTAATGTGTTGAGTTCGACCGCCACGCGCCGTATGTCGGACTCCTGGCGGATTTCAAAAACGCAGTCGTGTATGTCCACGCCGCCCGCACCGCCCATGCGCGACGCGATGGCGTCGGCGTACTGCGACAGGTACGGCTCGTAGCTCGGCCATACCAGCTCGGCCCCGCGCTCGCCAGCGCCTATGAGCTGTGCGCCGTCGACGATGCCGCCCTGGGCGTACCAGTCGACGTAGAAGCTCGGTATCGAGACGCCGAAGCCCGTGTCCCACCAGTCGACTTCGATGTGCGGCAGCTCGAAGCTTGGGATGTCGATGTGCATCCACGAGAAGGCGTCCTCGATGGCGCCTATGATGCCCTCGATGATTTCCTGGGCGGTCTCGATGGGATGCGTCATGGCTTCGAGCACGTCCTCGAAGATGCCGCGCACCGCGTCTATGCCGCCGCGCACGCCCTCGACGATGCCGTTCACGATGTCAGCGCCGCCCTGCCAGAAGCGCTCGATTGACTCGCCGATGGCGTTGAGCGCGCCGTTTATCATGTCCTCTAGCTGGCGCATGAACGGGTCGATGCCGCTCACGAGGCCTTCCAGGATGCCCAGGAACAGCTCGAAGGCGGCCTGCTGGATTTGCGGGTACCACTCGGGCAGGGTGACTATCACGTCCTTGACGAGTTCTATCAGCGCCTGGATGGCCATAGCCGCGACCACCTTGAGCGCCTCCTTGATGCCGTTGAACATGGTCTCGCCAGCGGCCTGGATTTCCGTCTGGTGCTCTTCCAGGAACGCCGCCGCCATCTGAACGAGCTGGTCGATGTATGGCATCAGCGTGTCGATGAGAGTAGGCAATGCCGCGAAGAGGTTCTGCGCGAACACGAGCAGGCGCGGGCCGATGTTCTGAACGACCGCCACGATGCTCTCAACGAGCTCGCCAGCCCTCGCGGGTATGTCAGCGGAGTCCTTGCCGAGTTCCGTCGTGAAGTTCGTCCAAGCGGCGCTCAGCATCGCGAGCGAGCCGCTGATGGTGTTCGTGGACTCCGCCGCCGTGTTGCCCAGCAAGCCCATGTCCGAGACGCCCTTCTCGAGCATCGCGGATACGGCCTGCTGGTACTCGGCGATGGGCACGTCGGTGAGCTTCTTGTACTCGCCGCTCAGCAGCCCCGCCGCCTGCGCCTGCGCCAGGAAGTCGGCGCTCGTCGCGGGCAGGATGCCGCTGAACTGGTCGGCGATGGACTGGTACGAGCTTGTCGCCCTCGTGATGAGCGCGAACTTCTCGTTCAGCTCGCCGAGGTCGCGCCCCGTGCCGCTGGCGTAGTCGGATATGGCCTTCATGCCCTGGCGCGCCGTGTCGTAGCCCTTCTGGTCGCCCATCGTCTGGGCGAAAGCCGCGCCCGTCTGGTTGATTGACTCCAGGTACTCGTTCGCCGACATGTTCAGGTCTTTGTAGGCGCGCTGCGCATCTTCCATGATGCCGCCTATGTCGGCCTGGTCGAAAATCTTCTCGACGCCGCCCGCGAGCTGCTCGTACGTCGAGTAGCTGGAGAACGCGTCCTTGAAGGTGTTCACGGCGGCGCTCGTGATGTTGCCTATGGCGTCGCCGATGAGGTTCCCGGCTGCAACGGCGAACGCGCCGCCGAAGTGCTTGCCGAAGCCCTTGCCGCCCGACGCGCCCTGGCTCTCTATGTCGGATTCGAAATTGGCGTCCATCTTCGGGCGGATGCCCAGGTACGCGACGCCGATTTCGGTTGCGTTGGCCATTACTTCGCCTCCTTTCGAGGCTTCCTGAGTTCGGCCATCAGTTCCTCGACGGTCATCGCCGTGGACGCGAGCTTGCGCATGCGGGAGCGCATCCACGACGGCCCGATTCTCTTGGGCTTGGCGCCGCGCTTGCGCGGGTTGCCCAAGCCCCACGAGAACATGGCGAACATGTTGCGGAGGTCGGCGAGCAGCACCGCTTCGAGCGTCCACGCCGCGTCGGGGTCGATGGCCTGGCGGACGAGCGCGTCGGACGGAAGCCCCGCAGCGAGCGCCGCGACGTGCGCCGCCGTGTGCTCGCCCGCCATCGCGTGGTCGAGGTCGATGCCGTAGTGCCGTTGGAGGTCGGCCCGCAGCGCGTCAGGGTGCTCGTCCATCAGCGCCGCGAGCGCCGCTAGTTTTTTGGGTTTATCGCCTGGATGACCTCGGCGGCGAACCCGATGACCTCGGCAGCCGGCGCGTCCTCGCCGCCCGCCATCTCCACGATGGCCGCCTCGTCGCAGCCCGTGGCGCGCTCGATGAACTCGAACGACAGGTCTAGCTGCTCGAACTGGTCTGCGCCGCCGCCGAGCCTGCGCATGAGCGAGAGCGCCGCCCACGAGCCGACGTATTCCATGTCCACGTCCATCTCGTGGCCGCGCACCTCGATGCTCCGCTTCTCGGTTTCTGGTTTCTTCGCCGCCATGTGCCCTCCTTTACGACGTGAACGCCGTGTACTCGATCATCGTGTAGCCGTCCGCGTCGGCGATCGCGTTGAACGTCAGCTGGCGGCCGTCCACCTGCGTGCCGTCCATGACCTGCTCGCCGCGCTCGGTGAGCTGGAACGTGCCGACGTAGCGCCGCACGACGCCCTCGCGGGGGACGGTCTCGATGGCGATGACCACGGGTTCGAGCGTGTTGCCGTGGTGCTTGGCGGTGATTGCGCCGTCATTGTCCACCGTCACGTTCGCGTCGCCCCACGTGAGCTTGGCCACGTCGTCGTTGCACTGGATAGGCGTGAAGCTGACGGACTCGGTGTAGCTCGTCGTGATGTTGAGCACCTCGGTGCGGCCCTCCCAGGCCGTGATGCTGTCGGACTCGCGTTCCTCAGCGATTTGCACGCCAGCATCGCTCGTGAAGCCGAGCAGCTTGAACGTGTTCGCGAGCGCGGTCGTCGCGTCGGTCGGCAGCGCCGTCCCCTTGGGAGCGACGAAGATGGCACCCGTCACGGCGGCGGAGCCGACTGTGACCTTGCCTGCGTCCATAGTAGCCATAGTGACTACCTCCTATTCGGTTGTGTGTTGTTGGTTAATCCGTGAGCTGGCATGTCGCGTCCAGCACGAGCTGGTAGCGCGGCATGCGCGTGGACTCGTCCCAGAACGGGTACGGCCCCGCGTTCACGTCGATGCGGTGCACGCCGCGCGGGCGCTCGCCCGTCAGCGCGTGGAGCCGCACCTCGTTTGCCATCTCCTCGGCGCGGGCCTCGTCTGACGCCCATGCCTGGACGGCTATCGACGCGTGGTCAACCATGTCGGCCACGCCGCCGCCCGTGCGCTCGACCGTGACGAACTCGCCGCCAGACTGGGGCGGCTGCGTGGATGCCGCGTAGCCGAGCGCGGCGAGCCACGTCACGAACTCCTCGGTGATGCTGTACATGCGGCCCCCTAAATCGACTTGAGCATGGTGTTGTGCAGGTAGTCGTCCTTCATGGCCGCGTAGTTCTTCGGGTGAACGATGGCCACGCTGCCCTTGCGCGTCTCGCGGGCGCGCTCGCCGACGTAGCGCGGCTGCGTGCCGCCCCTGCCGTTGTAGTACCCGGTGCGGAACCCCGCGCCCAGCGCGTTCGCCCTGGCGGCGACCTCGTAGGACAGCTCCGTGAGCTCGCCCTTCACCTGCGGGTACTTGAAGATGTCCGCCTCGAAGCCCTTGCGAAGCTTCACGTTCACGCTCCTGACCACGCTATCCATGCGCCGCCTCCACTTCCACGGGGCGGTTCCAGCGCGTCGGCGTGTTGGCGTCCATGTAGGGGCGCGGGTCGCCGATGACGCGGTATCCGTCCTTATTCGCCCACGGCTCGGGCAGCACGACGGTGCAGCCCTCAAGAGAGCCAGTGAACGTCTTCGGGAAGTGCAGCGTGAAGGCGACTGCAACGCCCTCTGGCCTCGACGCTTCGAGGTCTTCGGTCGCGCCCGGGCTTACCAGCACGTCGGCGACCTCTGATTCCTCGGTGTATTTCGTCGGGTTGCCGAAGCGGTCTTTCAGGCCCGCAACCGAGCGGAGAACCGTGACGGTCGTGCCGCTAATCATCCGCGGGCTCCAATCTCCCGTAGGACGGGCGGGCGAAGCCCACCTTGCCCGAGATGCCCAGCAGCCCCGCGTAGCCGCTGCTCTTGAGCAGCTTCCACAGGTTGTTCGTCGCGAACGGCTGGGCGTACGTGAGCGTCTGGCTGTAGCTGCCAGCCTGCGTGGTCATGCTCGACACGTCCGACGCGTTGGCCGACGCCATGATGCGCGATGCCATGGACAGGCTCGCCCATTTCAGGTTGTCGAGCTGCGTCAGGTCGGTCTGGTCGATTGCCACCTTCTGATCCAGGTACGAGCCGATGCGGTCGAGCACCGATTCGGCATACGCCTCGTCGGCGTCCGAGAACGTCGTGCGCATCTCGACCTGCAATTCCTCGACTGTCGCGTATGCCGCCATCGTGTTACTCCTTCGCCTTGGCCGTGCGCTTGCGCGGTGCCGCCTTGGGCGCATCCTCGACGCGCTCCAGGTTGGGGTTCGCCGCCATCATCGCCGCGACCTCCTCGGTCGGCTCGTAGACGGCGCCCGTGTTCTTGTCGCGGAACTTCATGTCGGCTCCTAGTACTTGAAGATGAGGTCGGCTGCGACGGCCTTGGTGCCGTAGTGGAAGAACAGGCCGAAGGCGATGGCCTCGGACAGCTCGACCTGCTTCGGCTGGTAGATGCTCGGCTTGACGGGCTGCGCGATGGAGCCGTCGGCCATGGCTACGGCGTTGGTGCCGTTCGGCAGGTAGACGGAGCTGAAGACCTTCACGCCGTGGAAGGTGGCGTAGCCCTCGCCCTGGGCGCCGCCGTCCTGAACCTTGTCGAAGTAGGTGCGCAGCTTGCCGTAGGTCGCGGGGTTGCAGACCACGGTGATCATGTCGCGCTCGACGCCGTCAACGAAATCGTTACTCACAGTCTCGACGGCCTGGATGAGGCCTTCTGCGATGTCCTCGATGGCGGTCACGCCCTGACCAGGCGTGTAGGCGGTGCCAGCGGAAACGGCCTCGGCGAAGAACGCCTTCTCAAGCTCGCGGGTCATCGTCTTCTGAGCGGATGCGGCCTCGCGCTGAATGAGGTCATCAACGCCGTACATCGAAACGTCCTTCTGCTCGACCTCGCGGATGATCTCGCGGTCTTGGTCGATGTTGACGGTGACGGGCGTGACCTTCACGGCCTGGCCAGCGCCGCCGCTGCGTGCGGTGCCGTAGGCGTTGGAGGACACGTTCTCGAAGCGCTTGGCCTCGACGGAGCCAGCCTGCGGGTCGCCGCTGAGCGCGTTGTTCTTGATGAGCTGAGAGATGCAGCTCTTCTGTACGTTCTCGATGACTGCGCCGTACTGCTCGGCCAGCTTGTCCTTGCCCGTGGAGGACAGGAGGATGTTAAGGGAATCGGTGCGTGCCATTTTCTCTCCTTAGAAAATCATGGGAATCTCGGTCGGTGCTGACGTGTTCTTGACCTCGCCAGCGTCGTGGACGTGCTCGTACTTCGGCCTGTTGTCCATCTGCGCCTTGAGGAACGCCGCGTTCTCCTCCACGTCGCCCGACATCCGGGCGAGCAGGGTGGCGTCCACGCCTTTCTCGGCTGCGACCTTGGCAACCTGGTCGGCGCGCTCCCTCTCGGCTCTCAGCTTCTCGATTTCGGCCTTGTACCTGTCACGTTCCTCCACCGCCTTCTCGTAGTCGCTCTTGGCCGCGTCCTGGGCAGCGTCGTACTGCTCGGCCTTGGCCCTCAGCTCCTCGTAGTCGGCGTACTTGGCGCGCTCGCGCTTGAGGCGGTCGCCGATGATGGCGTCCATCTCGGACTGCGTGAACGTGCGCTCTGATGCCGCAGGTGCGCCCTGCGTGGCGTTCTCCACCGCTTGCTGTTCGGTGTTCTCGGGCATGGTCAGCCCCTTTCCCAGCCTTTGGCTGTCGTCATTGACCGCGGGCAGCCCCCGCGTGGGCATTAAAAAAGGCCCCGAAGGGCCTTGATTAATCGTTCTGAAAACGGGCGTTTCCTGGACGCCCCGCCTAGCGCGGCTCGTAGCTGTCGGCCATCCGCTCACGCGGCTCGTACCACGACATCGGGCCACGGGACGCCAGCTTGCGAACCTCGGCGGGAGCCGTGGGCAGCGAGATGCCGTCGTAGCCGTCCACCACCTGCTTCTTCCTGCGCTCCAGCTCGTGCGCGTCGATTTCGTCGGGGTGCTTGGCTGCGTAGGCCTCCAGCTCCTCAAGCTCGCGCCAGCAGTCGTACTGCGCCGACATGTCGATGCCGTCGATGGCGCTCTGCATGTAGCGCCCGGGCACGATCATGCAGTTGCAGCCGCGGTGGTCGGCGTGCCCCGCGCTCTCGGCGCTGCGGTACACGAAGCCGCGGGAAGCGAGCATCATGCAGTACGTGCACGTCTCGCGACCCGTGGGCACGCGTGCGAACGCCACGTCGCCGACGCGCCGCGCGGTCTGCGGGTACGAGCGCCTGCGCCGCATCCCAGAGCCGCCCCGCGATGTCGGCATGTCGATGCCGCCTCCGCGCCCGTTCGCAGGCTCCGGCGAGAGCGCGCCCGGCAGCGCCTGCACGTTGTCGCGCTCGACGTTCTGCATGGTCGTGTTGTTGGCGTGCTGGCGCACGTAGTAGCGCGCCATCTCCTCGACGGCGTCCAGGAACGCGTCCACGTCGCCGTCGAGCGCCTTGCGCATCTGATAGCGGACGGCGGCGAGCACCTTGTCAGAGCAGTCGCCCTCCCACGGCTCGGCGCTCGGCACGCTCATGCCCTCGCCCACCATGATGGAGTCGTACAGGTCGCACGCGAGCGACGCGCATGCGCCGCCGTACTCGGCCACGGCCTCGGACACGGCGATGGCGGCTGCGCGTCGCAGGTCGGCGGCTTCCCACGGCGTGTTCGCCCCGAGCCACCGCGACACCTTGGAGCGCGCCGCCTTGCCAGCCTGGTTGCACATCCGCTCAATCATGATTCCGTACGCGGCGACCTCGCCGCCGTTGACGGCCATGGCTACTCACCGAGCGCGTCCAGGACGGCCAGGCCGCGGTTGCGGCGCTTCTGCGCCTGGATGCGCGCCACCGTGGGCTTGTCGAAGCCCTGCAGCTCGTAGTACACGTCGGTTCCCGCGAACTCGGGGTCGGCCTGGCCGAGCTTCACGGCCCAGTCGCCCATCGCGGCCATGTTGGGCATGCTCGGCGGCAGGAAGTGCGCCATCACCGCCCTGTCCTCGTCCTGCAGCTGGGAGAGCGAGCGGTTGCGCTTGACGGCCAGCGCCATGAGCGCGATTTCGCGCAGCTCGTCACCGTTGAGGGCGTTCAAGTCCTCGGCGCGCCTCACCAGCTTGTCGTTCTGCGCGTTTATCGCGTCGCTGCTCGTCGGGTTCGCGTCGTTGACCACTCCCGCGTCCGTGACGCTCAGCGACGTGGCCGCCGCGTACTGCGTCGAGAGCATCCTCAGCATGTCCACGTGCGGCTGCAGCGTGCCCTGGGCGAGCTGCCCGTACTGCGGCACCTGCCCGGTCTCTGGGTCAACCGTGCCGAGCATGAGCGAGTCGATGTAGCGCTGGAACTTCTCGCTGATTAGCGCGTCGTACTGCTCATCGGACACGCCCATGAGGTACTTCTGGGGCGAGGTGGAGAATTCCAGCCCAATCGTCGCCAGCGTCATCGTGCGGATGTAGCCGCGAGTGAGCGTGCGGACGCTCCGCGTGATTCGGCTCGTTCCGAGCGGCTGGCCGTTGGTGGGCTGGCTGCGCAGCACTGTGGCCATGCAGCGCCCCAGGCCGTTCTCGGCGCGTCTCGCCGTCCATCCGCTTCCCGTTCGGCTCACCACCCACGTGGCGTCCTCGGTGTAGAGGTTGACGAGCGACGGCTTGTAGGCGAAGTCCTCGGCGGACTTCTTCGAGTCGATGATGGCCATGGCCGCGTCGATTCGCTGAAGCACGCCGTTCCAGCGCGCCGCGGCGGTCTCGAACGTGTGGAACCGCACCGAGCAGCCGTGCAGGTCGCTCTTGGCGAGCGTGGCGAGCACGCCGCCGTGCTTCAGCTCGTCGATTACCGACATCTGGTATGCCGTGGCGAGCCTGTTGTCGCGCACTATCTCGTCCAGCTCGGGGACTTCCTCGCCGCTGGCGCTCACGAAACCGTCGAAGCGCGAGCGGTCGGCCAGCGCGGTCACGGCCTTCTCCGGCCAGCAGCATGCCATCTCGAAGCCTGCCAGGTCGCTCGGCAGCGCGATGCCCAGGTTGCACTCGCCCGCCGTTATCTCCTGGTCGTAGTAGCGGCCCTTCTCGGTGTTCGCGGCCTTGTGCGCCGCGTAGATGTCCACAAGCTCCGCGGCGACGGCGCGCTCGGCGGGCGGCAGGCCGTCGGCCTTGGCGAATCCTTCGAATCCGTAGATCATCCGATTCTCTGCTTTCTCTCGGGGTTCCTTTTCGAGTTGAGAACTCCCCACAGGGCGAGCGAAGCCGCCTCTATCGGTACGGGGTTCTCGCCTCCGAACCCCCAGCCCCCTGCGGAGCCGATTCTGCGGCGCGTCGAAGTCACTGCGCTGTCCTTCAGGTCGGCCTGCGGCCTGAACCATTCCAGCTTGCCCTCGTTCACGCCGTCCACGAGCGCGGAGCAGGCCGCGACGACCTGGGCGGCGCTCGGGGTGACTATGTAATTGACTGGCATGGCGCCCAGCTTGTCCACGAGCGCCTGCGCGCCAGCCTTGCCGTCGATGACGCAGCAGCAGCCCTTGGACTTGCGCTCCGCTATCCAGTTCGCCAGCCACGACGTGCCAGCGGCCATGGGCTCGCGGGCTATCTGCTCGACGTAGCACTTGCCGTCGTGCAGGCGCGCAGCCGCCAGGCTCACCTCGGAGCCGTCGGCGGCGAACTTCACGCCGTAGGCGGCACGCCCCTCGGTCGGCGCCTTGTCGAGCGCCAGGGATTCCCACTTGCTCGCGGGTATCGCGAAGTCGGGCAGGCCAGCGGTCGGCGACCACCAGCCGAGCCGTTCCCGTGCGAAGCCGTCACGGCTCATGGTGTCGTGCTCGTCGCGCACCGTGGACTCGCGCATGCGCCGCCCCATGGCGGGGTTGCACGCGTACCACAGGTCAACGCTATCGACGTCCACATCTTCGAGCCTGTCGCCCTGGGCGCCCCATTCGAGCCACCAGACGTCGGACTCGCCCGCGTGCACGCGGTCGTGCATCTCGCGGAACACGGTGCCCTGGCACTCTGGCCCGGGCACGGTGCCGATGTATATCTTCTGCGGCTCGCTCGCGCCGTCGGCTATCTCGCCAGCCGCCGAGACGGTGGGCAGCAGCGCGTCCTGCTGCGCGGGAGTCAGCTCCTGCGCCTCGTCCAGGATGATGATGTCGTACGTGCCGCCGCGCCCGCCGCTGTTGGTGCGCGTCTGGAACTCGATGCAGCCGCCCTTGCGGAAGTAGACGCCCTCGTAACCGCCCGCGCGGTAGATGCTGTCCACCTCGCGGCTGAACGCCTCGTCGGATTCCAGCATGTCCGCGATCTGCTTGAACATGTCGCGGCTCGTGCGGCTGTGGTGGGCGCTGTAGAGCACCTTCCTACCGCAGACCATCGCCATCCATATCGCGTACCAGCGCGCCGCGTAGCTCTTGCCGTTCTGGCGCGGCTTGGTGATGCACAGCGACTTGGCGGCGAACCCGCCGTCCTCGTCCCTCGCGAGCATCAGCTCGAACTCGAGCTTCTGGCTCCCGTAGAACCTCGCGCCGTGCTTCGCGAAGTACGCGCAGGCCGCCTCGCCCGCGCTCTCCGCGTAGTCCCCGACGTGCTGCCAGGTGGGCGTCTGGCTGCCCAGCCTAGCCATACAGCTCTTGCAGCTCGGCCAGGCCGTCGTCGTCCGACTGCCTCGGCAGCGCGTCCAGCTCGCCCATGACCTCCATGAGCCGCTTGCTGAGCGCGGCCACGTCGCGCCCGCTCTCGCAGTCCTGGATGCTCGCGGCCAGCTTGTCGCGCAGCGCTTCGAGCACGTCCCTCCTGCTGCCGCACTTGGCGGCGCTTACCAGGTCAGCCACGTCCAGACCTCCTTTTGAACCGTGGAAATGAAGAAAGCCGCCCGTGGGCGGCCTGTGGAAATCGGGTCTGTCTAAATCGTCACAATGCGGACGGGAGTGCCGCCCAATGGGCCCGGGGTTCCCCCCCATGCGCTCAGAACGTCCCGCTCGTCGCGTCTCGCGGCTTCGGGTTGCGGGCCGCAGCGGTGCGGCGCTCGTCCCTCTTATCGCTCGCGATCGCGTTGCATATCCAGTGAGTTGGCTGCCAGTTGGCCGGGTCGGTGGCGCACGCCTCGGGCGAGTCGTAGCCGAACTCGCGCCAGCGGGCGACGGGTCGCACCTCGTCTATGGCCAGCGACAGCGGGAACATGTGGGAGCGCGGGGCCGCGTAGTCTATCGGGCCGCGCCTGCCGCCGCACAGTGCGCACGGGGCGTCCATCGCGGCGTAGCGCGCCGCCGCCTTGCGACGCGCCCGGGCGGCCTTCTGGCGCGGATTGGCCTTGCCGCGGCTCACGATATGCCGTGCCGTTGCGCGAAGCAGTCGAGCAGGCCGTCGTACCTGTCCACCCGCTGCACGGTGCCAGGGCGCGCACGGTGCGGCACGGGCACTCCCAGGGCGCGCAGCATGGCGCGTGCCATCGAGGTGTCGTAGCGCAGCGCTATGCGCGCCAGGTCGTCGCGGGTCATCGTGCATCGCTCCAAATAGAAAAGCCGCCCGACCCATCTGCGAGTCGGACGGCCTTGCCGTCATGTTGTCCGATTAGCACATTACCATAGCGGCATGTTAGATTGCGTTAGCCACTTCATATCGCGGGCTGCTCTGGCATGCGGTACCCGTTCGGCAGGTAGTCGTAGAACTCGCACAGCGCGTCGTTGCGCATCTGGCGGCAGTACCCCTCGTCGTAGTTCAGCGCCTCCGCCACGCGAATCCACGGCAGCACGGTCACGTACCGCAGCAGCAGCAGCCGCCCGTAGGTGCCGTCCATCTCGTCGAGCAGGCGGCGCGCCTCGGCCTTGCGCTCGAAGTACTCGGCGGCGTCGGCCTCGGCTCGCTCCTTCATCTCGATTAGCAGCGCCACGCTGTTCGGGATGGCGTCGGGAGCCGTCGTGCCGTGCACGATGTCCTTCGTGTAGTCCACGCCGCCGACGCCCTGCGCGTCCTCGTAGAGCGAGCGTATGTAGGCGTCGGTCGCGCGGTGGCGCACCGCTAGGTCGCGCACTTCCTCTAGGTAGCGCAGCGAGCACTCGATGCGGGCCTGTCGGTATTCTGGGGTCATGTGGCACCTTCCGTCCGGAAACTCGATTCTATCACCGCCCCAGGCACGCGTCGCACGTGCGCTGGTTCGGGAAGCGCGGCGCGAACTCGGCGCGGCGCTCGCTCAATTCGTCGCTCATTCGCCCTCTCCTTCCCCGCTCAGCCGTGAGGGTTGCGCGTCAAACAACGTCGGCTCGGCGCGTTTGTTCCAGGCGCCCACCGCCGTCTTGATTGCCTTCGCGGTCTTGTCGGGGTCGCGTCGGAAGTTCTTCGGCCCCGTGTTGCCCGTGGAATACGTCTCGCCGTGGTACTTCGGGCCGTTCGCAGCGCACTCGCTGCACGCCACCCAATACCAGCCGAAGCCGTCCATGTTCACGCGCAATGCGCCTTCGATGCTTCGAGGCTCGATGGTGACGTACCTCTGGCATTCGGCGTCCCGATCGGCTTCGCGCATCCCGCACCACGGGCACGGCTCAATGTGAATGCTCTCGCTCATTCCGCATCGCCCTTCCGCTTCTTGTTCCACCACATGTCGAACTTGGCCGCGCACTTCGGGCACATGTCTCCCCCGTTCTTCGTGCGCGACGTGCTGTTGGTGTGATACTCAAAGACGACGCGCCCCTTGCCGTTTTTGGCATAGAACGCGCCGCAGCGGTCGCATTTCCTCGCTTCGCTCATTCCGTATCACCCCTCAGCCATTCGAGCAGCGCGGCACGCAACGCCTCGCCGTCATCGAGCATCACGTCGCATTCGGCGCAAGGCTCGGCAATCGGGCATCCCTTGCAGCTCTTCTCTCCGCACTTAATCTCGAACAGCGTCCGCGCCGCACGTTCGGGCGTGCCGAACAGCTCGTGCCAGCGGGTGCCTTCATACGCCTTGAGAAGCATGTTCTCCCGTGCATAAACTTCGGCATTAACCTGCGCATCTGCCCACCTGTCAGCCACTTCGTTAAGCGAGTCACGCAGGCTCTCGATGGTGTCGGCGGCTTCGCGCAGCATCCGCACGAGATTGTCCATGCCTTCGAGACCGTCCAGCATATCGGCCTTCTCGCGCAGCTCCTTGATTTGCTCTCCCAGCTCGCTCATCGCTTCACCGCCTTCCCGCAGAGCCTCTTTTGGCTCGCAATAGAGTTCGCCCATTCGGTAAAAACCCAACTTTCGCCGTTGTTGTATATATCCATTTTCGAGACGGCGAACATCTCGCCGCAAACTCGGCATTTCAGAATCGTCAAATCACGTTCGAAGTCATCGGTCATGACGATGTCGCTCGACCCGCAAGCTGGGCAACAATAGTCGTTCATCGCTTCACCGCCTTCCTCCACAGGCTCTTCGCCTTGCTGTTAGCTCCGCGAGTGGCCTCCACCTTCGGGCCTTGAGCGCCGCACGAATAGCACGTGATGTAGCCCTTGTCCCATTCGTTCACCTCGTAATAGCTGTTGACCTCGCCGCAGAACGGGCATTCTATCGGTTTGCTCATCGCTTCGACCTCCTCCCGCAGTTGTGGCAGAACCTCGGTCGCGGGTCATCGTCCCAGCTCCCGCATTCCGAGCAGCGAAAGCCGATTTCGCCGCTCTTCATCACGTCGTTGGCGTTCTCGCACTCACCGCCGCACAGCGTCGCGTTCAGCTCGTCGGAGATTGCCTGCCAGTCGTAGCTGAACTCTGATAGCGCGGTAGCTTCTGGCATGTCGTAATCGGCAGACAAGTCGTGCCAGTGCCGCTCGGTGGTCTCGCGCACCTGCTCGGCTGTCAGCTTCCCGCCGCCAAGCGTCGCGGCGATCGCCTGCTCGGGCGTGCGCGTGTTCCACGCTTCGGCGGCTTGCTCGTAAGTCACCCTCTCGTTGGTTCGGAACTCCATGTGAATCGGCTCGCCCATCATCGCGCCGCAATTCATGCAGTAGACGCCGTTGCCGAAATCGCCCTCGTATTCGTCAATATCCTCGCACGCGCAGAACGGGCAAGGTTTCAGCTCGCTCATTCGAACCCCTCCCCAAGCACCGTGATTTCATGCGCCGCGTCCATCATCTTGCCGCACAGCGCCCGCCACTGGTCGCGCTCGGCGGTCAGCTCGTAAACTTGTTCTTTCAGCTTCTCGGCCTTAGACCTCCATGCCGCGATTTCCTCAGCTGACGCAGTCACCCATTTGCAGCGCGTCTTTTCTTCCGTGATTGCCGTTTGGCGGTCGAGTAAGAAAACGAAGTCCTCGAAGAACGTGTCAACGTTGTCAGTATGTCCTTCGCGTGAGCTGAAGCAATATCCGCCGAACTCGTACAGGAGCGTTTTCAAGTCCGCTTCCAACTTCTCGCGGCTGTCTTGCGCCGCGTTCGCGTCGTTAGAATCCACGCTTGCTGTTCTAACGCCCTTTTCGGTCGGTAAATCGTCGTTAGGCTCCACGTGCTCGGCCTTGAACCATTTCGCAAGGTCGCGGGGCTGCATCGTGTAGAGCCAGTCCAGGTTGTTCATCGCTTCCCTCCCTTCCTCGCGTTCCACGCGTCGATGGCCTCGCCCTCGGTCGACTCGCAGTGCTGCGACCACGGCACCGCCGACATGCGGCACAGTCCGTTGTTGCACGTGACCGCGTAGAACGTCTTGCCGTCGTACGTGCGCGTCACTTCCGCCATGTGCGCCGCGCTGCCGCACATCGGGCACTTCGCGAGCTTTCTCGTGCGCGCCTTAGTCATCGCGGCTCACCCCCAGCTCGCGCATCTCGTCCGCTATCCACTCGGGCAGCTCGCGGTACAGCGCCAGTATCTCGGCCAGCGCGAGCACGAGGTTGCGCAGCCTGCCCACCGTCTCGTGGAGGTTGCCGTCGCCGAAGCTCATCGGCTCCCCCTTTCATTCTTGCCGAGCATCTGCTGCATCTTCAGCTCGCGTTCGCTCAGCTTCCATTTGATTGCAGCCGCACGCTCAGCAGCCGCACGCTCAGCAGCCGCACGCTCAGCAGCCGCACGCTCAGCAGCCGCACGCTCAGACAGCAGAAAAGCGCCGCCGAATATGCTCTTGTCGCCCATGGCGTCCAGCTTGCTAATCGGGCAGCAGTCTCGGCTGTTCAGCTTGTACGGCGTGTGATGGGCTGCGAACCAGTTGACCTTTGCAGCCGTGATGACCGCATCTGGGTACTCGTATTTCGGAACGCTCTTCTTATTCGCTTTCTGCAGCTCGTCGTCCTTGTCGTTTATCGCGTCCGACAACTCGGGGTTGCTCTCAAGAACCGTGCCGTCCTCGTCCAGGTTGGTGATGAACGACGTGTTCACGTTCGCGCCGTTCTCGTATGTGATGGACGTGTGGCAGATGATGTGGTTCGTGTTCATGATGTGCTTGCGCGAAGACAGCGCCGTGAGCGTCGGCGCGAAAAGGAAGAACCCGATGCCGCGCCGCATGTAGAAGTCCACGATCTTCGACAACAAGGAAAACGGCGGATTGTCCACGACCACGCAGCCAGTTGGGTACTGCTCGCGTTCATAGTCGCCGTTCGGCCAGAACGGTCGCATGACCTTCTCGCGGGCGACTCCGTACCTGTCCACCACGTAATCGAGCACCACGTCGTAAATCTCGGGCGGCGTGTAGCAGTCGTCCGTGGTCTTCTTCGGCTTGAACTTCTCCACGAACTCCCTGTATTCGCTGGATTCGTCGGCCAGCGTCATCTGCGAGCCAATCGGCGCGTCGCCGCTCATCGCCGCACCTCCCAGTATTCCTCGCGTCTGCGCCTGTTGCGGTACTCCCTCGCGCACTCCGCGCTGCAGTACTTCCGCGTGTTCCAGTTCGGCGCGAACTCGCGCCCGCAGTTCGGGCAGCGCTTCGTCTCCGCGCTCATTCGCCCACCGCCTTGCGCACGGCCTTTATCAACCTGGCCTTCACTCGCTCGCACTCCGCCGCGACCTCGCGGATGTCCACGGCGGTCTTGGGCGACTCGCGCAGCGTGCGCTCGTAGGCGTGGCCGATGGCCGCTTCGAGCGTCGGGAAGAAGTTGGTGGCCTTCCAGCGCGTGCCGCCCTCCTTCGTCTTGTCCTTCGCGAGTTCCTGGATTTGCCAGTCGAGCGATTCGCCCGATATGCGCCAGTCTTTCCACTCTGGCAGTTGGATAATCATGTCTAGAATCCTTTCTGAGCCTACTCGGAGCTACACAAGCCCCCGTTCCGTACGTTCCCGATAAGTTGGCCGTCTCGCGGCCTTGCGCGCCTGTAGGAGCCTTGAGCGCTCAGTCCGTCAGGTAGCAGTAGTCCTCGTCCCTCACTACCCGCCTGTAACGGTCGAGTTCCGCGTGGAGCATCGCGTTCTCGTGCAGCACGCCCTTGTATCGCTCCCACAGCTCGTCGTAGCCGCGCTTAAGCTCCTCCACGTGCTCCACGATGTAGATGTCGTAGTCATCGGAGGTCATCGTCTGCCCTCGCGTACTCCACGCCGTCCACCGTCATCCGCACTGGCAGCTCCCCGACGTAGTGGAGCCATCGGCTCGTGCCGTCGGCGAACGCCAGCTCGACCTCGTGGGGCTCGTCGCCCGCGTCGATGTGTATGGCCCGCCCGGACGGGCTGTGCCGGACCTGGTTCGTCCAATGCCGCCACGCGTTGGCGCTGCAGTCGCTCATGTTGTCCTCAAGTCCTTCCTTGTCTGCCTATGCCGTATTTTTCCCACTCTCCCCCCACACCCCCCTTATTTCTCTTTTCTCTTTTTAAGAAATCAAGGGCAGGGTTAAAGGAGTACGGCATAAACAGCAGTTCAAATAGCATTTTTCACTCTGCCGTACCGTATGCCGTACCGTTCGCAATCTGCCGTAGTTCGGCATATCTCGGGCTTTCTGGGTCTATCACGTAGCATCTCTGCATCCCGTATGCCGTGCTGGCCTTGCCGCCAGCTCTCGGGTACGGCATATATCCTTCGACCGAGTTGCGCATTATCGCGTGCACTTCGTTGACCAACCTGCGCGGTGGGTTTCTATAGTCAGGTATGTCTAGCACCTCATGGAGTATTTCGGTTACGCACACGCGCGCGCCCGCGCTCTCGGGGTCGTCCGCTCGCTGCATCTTCGCGTCGAGGTGCTGCTGGATGAGCGCAACCCTCGGATCGTCTTCGGTGTGCGCGTCTCGCATCGCGTCGGCCATCTTCTCAAACCGCCTTGGCAGCACGAGCGACTGCTCGCCGGACTTCCAGCGCGCGTACACCTCAGCCCAGCACTGGTCAAAAAAATCCTGTGCGGAATCATCGAACAACAGCTCTTGAGGCTCGTCGGCTAGGCAGTGTATTGGGATGAACCGCCTGTTTCCTGTGGGGTCGCTCAAGAAGTCGAAGTCGTTGGTCGTTCCCGCTATCACGCAGACGCGCGGCCTTTGCTCGGTTTCGCGCGCGTACTTCGGGCGAATGGTATCGACGCGGCTCGTGACGAACGCCTTGATGGACTCTATCTCCTTGGCCTTCTTGGTCGCCAGCAGCTCCGCCATCTCGACCATCCACATCCCCCGCAGCTTCTCGACCGCGCTATCGCCGTCGATGCTGTTGAAGTTGTCGTTGAACCATTCGTTCTTATGGGCCAGCCTGCGGAGGAACATGGATTTCCCGATGCCTTGCCTGCCGACGAGCACGATCATGTGGTCGAACTTCGTGCCAGGATGCAGCGCTCGCGCTATCGCGCCGCGCATGAACAGCTCTATGGCCTCCGTGTTGTAGTCGGATTCCATGCAGCCCAGGAACAGCGGCAGCAGCCCGCGCGTGCGCGGCTCGCCGTCCCATTCGAGCGATTCGAGCCATTCCGCTATCGGGTTGTACCGGTTGAAGCTGCAAACGTTCGCTATGGCGTCTATTGCCTTCGCCTTCGCGTCGATGCCGTACGCTTTTTCGAGGTAGGCGGCGAACTGCGTGTAGTCCACGTCTGACACCTGCCTTGTCCCAGGCGTCCCGTCCCACGGCAGCGGGCCTTCCACGGTCTTCGTGTACGCCACCACGTTGTACCCGAACCTGCCTTTCAGCTTCGGGTCGTTGCCGAGAACCGTCATGCAGTTGGTGATGGTGTTCGCGGGCATGCCGCCCTTGCCCTGGGCGAGCAGCCTGCGCACGTCGGCGGTCAACCTGAACGACTCGTTGGTCGGGTCAAGTCCGTGAGCGATGTACCAGCTCGCCGATTTGCCCTTCGGGAGCTTCAATGCCGACGCTATGATCGACCGCACCTCGTTGTCGTCGAGGGGGTCGGAAGCCATGGAGTTGTACGTCTCGATGCTCGCGATTATCGCGTCGTCGTCCCAGGATTGCGCCATGAGTCCAGCCGCCATCTCGTAGAGCGACGTGTTGCGACGGCCGACCTTGAGCCCGCCCGACATGTCCACCTTGCCGCCTTCGCCCTTGTCCTTGACGGAGCCGCGCAGTATCTCGTCGATGAGCGCGCGCACGTTCTCGTCGGCCCACGCTATCTCGTAGTCGTCGGGATGGTTCTCGAACTCGACC